ACCTTCAATATCTGGAAACAATAATGCTGATGTTATTAATGATGATATATAAGAATTTCCTAATATTTTAAATTCTTTTACATCTATATAAGGTATTTCATCATAATTACGTAATATGTTTTTAGAATATGTCCAATCATAATCTTTAATCACATCTATATAATCATTTTTAACAGAATTTTGTGATGCTATAGATTTAGGTGATTGTTCTATATTAAGTCTACGTGGCGATTGATTAGTTAATTGTACTTTTTCGTATCTCCCTTCTTTAATTAAATCATCTATATTAACATTATCAGCCATATTAATATTTAATTATTATGCTTGGAATGACATTGTGGTTAATTTCATGTTATTTATATAATTTTCTTTCGTAGAAAAATTTGGAGTATATAATTTTTCTTCGTTTTTACTTAAATCACCATAAATAGAATTTCCTTTAGAACCTCCATGTATTTTTTCTGAAATTATTCTTAAATAATTTCCATTTTCTTGTAATTGTGATAATTGTGCTTGTTGAATTTTTAATTCTTGTTGATGTAATTCTTTTATTGCTTCTTGTATTCCTGTGTTATTATCTATATTAAAATTATATCCAACTTGTAACTTAACTTTATTTAATTTCTCATATGCACCAGAAAATTTATCTAAAGCACCTGAAAAAGATTCAAAAGGTTTAATTAAACCTATAACTTGATCAGTTATATTCTTTAAATCTATTCCAGAAGATAATTCCTTTAATCCTTTACTAATATTAAGTAGACTTAATCCTACTTTTTCCAATTTATCTGCATCAAGTTTTTCAAATTTTTTAATTTGTGATGCTGGATCTAATCCAAAAAATGAAAACAACCCATTTAATATACCTGATGCTGCTCCAGCTATTGATCCACCAAGAAATGCTAATAATCCAGCAGATAATATTACCATTGCACCACCGACTTTTGTTATTTGACCAGCATCAATATCTTGAAATTTTTTCAAACCATTTGCCACAAAACCCATAACAAACGACAATCCGATCAATACTGCTGCACCACCAGCTAGAAATGGGGCAGCTTCTAATGCTATTACACCAACAAGAGCAACCAATCCACCAAATAAAGTCATTGCTGCCGAAGCAGCAACCAAACCTATACTAGCCAACATCCATTTTTTCGGATCAGCAAATTTTTGTAACGAATCCGCCATATAACTTAACACAAAAGATAACGCAAGTATCGTTGCACCACCAGCAACCAATTCAACTGCATTATTTTTTATCATAGTAGATGCAATTTGCATTACTTTAGTTAAACCTATCACAGATAACCCCATCAAAGTCAAACCTTTTAATATAGTTACAAAGTCTCTTCGTGCTATATCATCTAACATAGGAAATAATGCAAATTTAAATAACATTGATAATGCTCCTATTGTTAAACCAGTAACTATAACGTCTCTAGGTTTTATTTTTTCCATCAATTTTAATATACCATATAACACTGTAGATATTATTCCCATTTTAAATAAACCCGATATTATTATATCAAAACCTACATTTGATATAATCTTTAATAAACCTATTGATACTATAATACTTCCAAGTAAAAGTAATAAACCTGTAGATGTTTTTTTAATGTTATCCCCATTAAACAAATTCATTATTGATAATATTGTAAGTAATACACCATATACCATCCCAATTTTAGTTAATCCTGAAAACACCAAACCATAATCCATATTTGCTATAATTTTTAATAATGGAATAGTAACAACAATGCTTCCCAGTAATAACAATAAACCCATAGAAACGTCTTTGACTTTACTTTTAGTAAAACGTCCCATTAAATTTAATAAACCTATACAAACACCTACTATAAGACTAAATTTAGCTAATCCTTCTGTTATAATTGCCAAAGGAATTTTAGATAATCCATAAATCATTGGTATTATTATTAATAATACTGTTCCTGATAATATGGAAAATCCTATTGCCGCATTTTTTGCTGCACTTGTTCCAAATTTAGCAAAAAGTAAAAATGTTGTTGCCATTCCAGCAATTATCGCCAATACTTTTAATGTTTGTCCCACATCAATAGCATTAGATTTAACTAATGCGCTAATAATTAATGTCATAGCACCACCTAATAACATTAATCCTGTTATACTACTTAATCTATCTAAAATACCACCTTTGGTATTAGTTTTATCAAAACTATTTATTTTGTTTTGTTTTATTATAGTTTCATTGAGACCAACAAGTTTTTGTATATTTTTAGACATTTCATACATGCTTATATCTAATTGTGACAAATAATACAAAGAATCATCTTTATAGGAATCCCATTTTAATACATTTTTAAGTATATTATATTTGCTTTTAATTTCTGGTATTGTTAATTTAATACTACTTAATCTACCAATAAGATTTGTTTTTATAACATTTAATGTATTTCTTATTGAATTTAAAATTGAATTATAATTAGTTGATGGTCTAGAAGCCATCGAAACACCTAATCGATTTAATTGATTCACCACATCTTTATTTTTTTTATCTTTATTTAAAATATCATATGTATAGAATGCTGTATTATTTAAATTTTCTAATTCTTTTAATACTTTAGACTGAATATCTTCAGATGTAATAAAATATTTTTCTAAAATAGATAGATCTAACTGATCCTTTAAAGATACTTCAATTGGTTTAGTATTTGAAGTTTGTATATAAGTTTTAATCTTATCAAAAGTATCTCTTAATGTATTAAAAAATGGAGTTATACCTAAAATAACTCTAAATCTATCAGCAGTTTTATCCACTACATCTTTATTAAAGCCCAAACCAAGAACAGTTTTATACGTTTTTGCTGTTTCTTCTGCTGTTAATTTTATTTTAGCTTTTTCTTCTTTACTTAAAGAAGTTTTAATTTTAGGAGCACCACCTTTAGCGGTAACTCCAACAGAAACACCTAAATTATCAGCTATTGTTTTAAGCTGATCTGTTATTTTCTTTAATTGAGATAGTAACTGTTTATCTTCCACTAAATTATTTAGTGGTTAAATCTATTCCTTAGCAAATAATCTAGCATCAATAGGTAATACACCAGAATCTGTGGTGACATACAAAGTCTCTTCTTTTCTAAATTGTTGAATATATTCTAAAATTTTATTATTTAAAGTAACTGGAATACTCTCAACAACAGTCAATCTATCTTTAATTGGTAATGTATTTAAATCTAATTCTTCTTCACCTATTTTAACTTTACTTATAAACTTTAATATTTCGTAAACAAATAAAGATCCAACAGTTTCTGAAATTTCTTCATCTTTATTCTTTTTTGTCTTTTCTATTTGAACCGAGTTAATTTTAGTATCATCTTCTAATGTTACAACATCCAAATAAACCGACACATCCGCATCACCTAAAGAAATAACTGTTTGTAAATCCAAAGAATATTCCAATTTTTTACTTAAAATTGAATCTATATTATATAATGTTTCTTTTTCTTCTTCTTTTAAAACAAAAATTTCACCAAATGCTTGTTTTCTAAGTGCTAAGATAATTGGAAATTTATCAATAACCAAAAATTTATATTTTTCTACCGAATTTTCTAGAACAATATCGTTAATAATATTACTAATTGTGATACCTGCCATTGCACCATCTAATCCACTTTTAATTAAATCCTTTTGCTGTTTAACTGATAAAGGTCTGAAAGCCATTGTTTTCTTTGCAGATGGAACATAAACAGAAACTAAATTAGAATTATTAATTTCTTTTAATTTAGTTAAGATATTATTAACACTCATACAATAATTTAGTTTGATTATACTAAAATTCAATAAAACTATTTAAATTTTGGTATTGATGGCATCGATGGTATAGAACCTTGTTGTTTTTCTTGTTCTTCTTGCTCTCGTCTCTTCTCATCATTGTAAAATTTTATATATAATTTACATTCGTTTGGAGTCATTTCTACGAATTGATCATAACCAACATTCATTTTAGTAACTAAACTATACTGTAACTCATAAAAATTCATTAAACTATCTTTAAAAATAGACTTTAAAAACATAAAAAGTGTACTGTCATAAGAATTTAAGTCTATATTTTCTAATCCTATCTTAGTATTTTCTGTTATGATTTTTATTTTTGTTAAACCTTCTTTTGTATTTTTAATAAATGACATCATCTCGGCTGAGATTTCAGCTGGTATAATATTAATTATATCTAGCTTTTCTTGGTCTGTCAATAAAGAAAATTGTATTTCATCTTCTTCAATTCTAATTTTATTAAAAATTTGCTTGTATATGTCATCAATACTGTTTATAATTAATGACTTAGGTAAGCTAAATTCTACTGTGTAAGTTTCAGAATTAACAACTTTTGTTAAATTTAATTTATTTAAATTTTTAATTATATCATTTTTAATAGTTATAATTGATAATTCAATTTTATTATTTTTATCATTTTTAATTTGTAAACTATTACCGATAGTATTAGATCTATTATCTAGTAAAATCAAAAATTTTTCTACGTTAGTTAATTTTTTAATTATATCTTTATCTATTATTATATCATATAATAACCATTCAAAATATTCATTTAATCCTTCATCATCATTATTTGTTATAAATCTTATAATATCAAAATAATTTTTATTCGTAATATTTTTATAACGAATATTTTGTTTTAAAATTGGTAAAAAAAGTTTTGTTGTGTAATCCACAAATTATATAATATTATTCAAATTAGATGCTGCATTTAAATCAAATCCTTGTATCATAGAAGTTGGAATTTGTGTCATCCTATAGGTATAAGATTCAAATATCCAATTTACATTTCTTATAATTACTTCTTCAGAATCATATTTCAAGGTTCTTTCTTGAACATCTATAGGCACACATCCAGTATATATATGAATCTTTTTTATTGGTTTTAATTCTGCTCCTTTAGACCTAGTATATTCTACTATAAAAATATCACTTTTTATAGATTTTGACCTACCTAAATTTATTAATCCTTTATATGAAGCTGTAATTATCCATGGACGTATTAATCCATCTAAAAAATCTACATTCGTTTCTAGAAAATCTATACTTAAATGTCTATTGGACATGTCCATACGATCACCACCAACAACACCTTTTAAATATCCAGCCATACCATCTATACCTGCATATGTAGGTGTAAATGACTCTTTAGACATTTTAACTGATTGTGCGTAATATAATCCTATTCCTTCATAACTAGGTTGAGCTTTTTCTCCTAATAATTTTTGTTGTATAGAAGGTGGTATGAAAAAACTATTTACGTCTGTTTGGGTATAGTTTTGTATTATATTAAAAAGACCATTACCTGCTTCAGGCTTAATAGCTAAAGTCCATTGCGTTGTTAATGGTAGACTATAATCCCATTCCCCTAATAAGTCAAAAAAATGACTTATATTACCTGGTATTTTAATGGTGTCTGCCATTTAAATATTTATCAATATATATTGAATATATTTATTGTATTAATATCTTTCCAATCTGCTTGGTTCAACTGTGGGATTAACTCCAGTATCACCACGTTCAAGCTCTCTTTTAAACATATGATAAGCAATGTTAACATTAAAAGATAAAACTGCTCCATTACCTTCTGCTATATTATATTCAAGTTCTCCCACTTCTCTAATAGAACAACCTAATAATGTGTATGTATATAATTGATCGTAATTTTTATTGAAAGTTTTAAGTTTAATTAAAGATCTTCTATTTGCTATCGATCCACCACCTTGACCACTACCAGCAACACCATCAAAGCTATTAAAAGTTCTTACACTTTCATTCATAAATCTTTCTCTAAGACCAAGATATTCGGGGCAATAAAATTGTATAGTATATGAATCACTTCCAGGATATTCAACCGATCCAGGTACATTGAAATTTTGACCAGAATATCTAACATTATGATTTACAATTGTTCTAGCTGGTAACTTTGCAGTTTTAGCGTAAATTAATGATTCTGGACCGAGAGTTAATGGTAATTCACTACCACGAGATGCCCCATCAAATGTTATTTCTGTTACGCGAAATAAATAATCTCTCGCAAACTCATTTTCAATCGCTCTGTCAAAGAAATTATGAATTAGTAAACCTTGTGCTTCCATATATATTATTTATAGTTAAACTCCAATTATTTCGTTAAAATTTGTTCCAGTAGATGTTGCATAAAAATTCACTAAAATGAATTCAGCAGAACGTACAGGTTTTAGATAGATATCTACTACAAGTTCGTTTTGATCAATTACATCTGGTGTATTATTTCTCTTATCACAAACTATTTGATATTCGTATAATCCTTGAGTATTTCTAGCTCTATCAAATATAGGATTAAGTGTAGATACTACTTTATCTCTGGTGTAAATTGTATTTGGTTCAAACACGAAATACTTCACAGTTCTCTTTGTAGCTTTTTCTAAGTAGATGAATAATCTACGAACATTAATTCTATCAAATGAACTTGGTTGTTTTAATAAAGTTTTTTGACCAAAAATATTAATACCTTCATTTGGAAAAAATGCTACAGGATTTAATGATATCTTATATAGCATATCTCTCTCTTTTTGTTTTGGAGCAATTGCTACTGCTAATGCATTAGTAACTCTACCTCTAGTGAAACCAGCTGGAGCATACCAAGGTTCAAAATTTTGATCCACATTTGCCATATCAGCAGCAGCAAATGGTGAGAAAGGAACCCATACATTTATTCCAGAAAACATATCATTGATTTTACACCAGTTAGCATATACTGTAGCATAACTAGTGTTAGCATTTTCATATAAATGTTTTAATGGATTGTATATATATTGTGAAAATACTTTACTTGGATCTGATAAAGTTAGATTATTAGCTCCTGTTACGAAAATTGAACGTAGAGGATCTGCTATAAACAAGCAATCTTTTCTTAATTTTGTTGCGAAATTATCAAAAATATTGAATATTGTGTTATATGTTTCTTTTACATTCCAATTTGGGTGATTAGAATCTGGATTTACTGATTCATTTTGAACCAATGCTTTTAATCCATTAGTTAATCCAACTTTAGTTTCTACATCATCAAAATATGTAGTTTCATTTGCACATATTGATGCATGTATTGTGCCTAAACCGTTTTCAATAACTATATCAATATCAAATAATTCATCATTTTCAATTTTACGAAGAGTACGATCTAATTTATAAGGAATAGATCCTAAAGATTTTCCTGTTACAGTAAAGCTTGCATAACTTGCTACAGGGAAAAGAGCATCAGCAAAATCAATTACTTTTGTAATTTCATTTAAATCACTAAGATGGAAACCATAACGACTCCATGTAGCTTCGCTATTAGCTTTCATTTGTTCTATGGAATTGTTAGAGAAAATACGAACTTTCTTCTTAGGTATTCCATTTACATCTAACCAAGAACCACTATTTTTTCCGTTAATGAAACTATTAACAAATAAAGTTATATTATTAGAATTGCTAATTATATTTTCAATATAGAAATTTTTTGGTAATCCACCATTTTGGTTATTAATTTGACGATAATAATCAAAAGATCCTATATTAGATTCTTCGAATGCATAAGTTAGTGCTATAGCATCATTATTATAAGGACTTGTACGAAGTTTAAATAATCCAAATGAAATTGTATCATCAAATACAGAATTTGCCATATCAGCAAATGGATATGATACTTTCTCCATAGCTTCAGATATACTTCCAGAATTTCTATTTAATCCAGAATCATTAGATGCAGAAAGCGTAAATCCAAGTCTGCTAGTTGGAATTGTTAGATAATCTGGTTTTTTAAGACCAGTAGGTTTGTCTACTCCTGCATTTGTATAAATGCTACGAATTGATGTGTGATCTGTATTAGGTTGAATATTTGTATTATCTGCTAAACCAATATAATGTCCTTCCCAACGATTGTTTATAGTAGATTGTATTTTGTTTACAACAACTAATCCAGCTTTACCGAAATCTTGTACACCATTTATAGAATCAAGACCTGAAACCGCTGAAGATACACTCCATGTATAGTTTGTATTAGTAAACCCAGAACCATCTATAATACTCTTATATCCTTCTAAACCAACATCGAAGAATTTAGGTGCACCTACTAAATAAGTACAATTTTCTTTACTTAAATCTGTAGTTACTTTTGTTTCATAACTAGATATGAGATAATTTCTTAAATCATCGAAATATGCAGTAACTGATGGAGTTGAATTAGATAATACTACATCTTGCCATGCTTGAATAATTGTAGTACGCTCTGCTGTAGTAAAAGTTCTATATTCAGTTAAACCATTAGTACTTAATGAACTAGCGATAGATGATAATGTGGGTGAATCTAATATTGCTAATAAAACTAATTCTTCAGAAAATGCTGAAGCAGGCATTAATTTTGTGTTTCTAGCAATAACATTTTGAGTTTCGTGAACAGCTACAACAGGGTATACTAATACACCATATGTAGATCCGTAACCTTCACCAACACCATCACCATAAGGCATACGACTAATAAAAAGATTACCACTTGAACTTTTTAAAATTTGAGATGCACCATAATAGAAATATCTTTCTGCGGAATTAGTTGGTGTACCATAAACTGCTTCGAGATCTTGTACGGAAGTGATTTGTAATACTTCATCGACTGGACCTTTTGCAGCAAATCCTGTCATAAATATATTGGTACCTGTTGGTAATACAGGAGATAGAGAAAAATCTTTTTCTATGATTTCAACACCTGGAGATTGTATAGTTCTAGCCATGTTAATATTTAGTGTTTTTTGGATTTAATTTTTTAATTAATCCAATAGAATTGTTTCCATGCCTCTAAAAACAAACTCAAAACTAGTTTCGATTTCTTCTGCATCACGATGATTGTATGTAATTTCACCCAAAGAAATTGGAAAAGCTGATTTATATATCCATTTTATAACTTCTTTATTGAATTCATCTCTAGCTATAATAATAAAATCTGATGAATATTGGCCGATTCCTATGTTTTTAGCTTGTTCTGGATATTCATAATATCCATTTTTTTCACTTCTTAATTGATTTAACCATTTATGTATAACCCAATAATTTTGGAATTGATTATCTATTGTGAAATTTACTGTTATTGGATCATAAGATGGTTTATTATGTGATGATACATATACATTACCACCAGCATAACGTACATCTTCAGCAGGTATAACATTTTTAGGTACTATAGTACCATATATAGATAATTCCAATGTATTCATATCTACTACATTGTTACCTTTTTGTAATCTTTTATCTAAATCTCTTAATACCTGTGGTATAGGTATAATTAAAGAAAATTTATCTTTACGTGATTTATTTAAACCAGACTGATCGAAGTAATTAGGCATATAACTATTTACAAAGGTCTCCATCCTTGACTATATAAATCATCTATATCTGGATTTTCTACACTATATCCTCCCATAATAATAGGCATGGCATCACCACCCGATTTTTCATTTGAATACATTGATAATGGATTAATAAAATGTTTGATTCCATAATCAATAGGTTTAATTACAGCAGGTTTACCATTAATATCTTTCTCTAGTACATCAAAATAAGAATATACTATATCTTCATGTAATGCCATTAAAGCCCATGTTAATGCCATAACTCTATCATCATGTGATCCACTTTTAGCTTCCCAGCTTCCTGTTCTAGTTCTAATAAAATCTTTTAATTCGGTTACAGTACCCACATCATTTATTTGAACTTGTTTTGTTGTTGTTATCCAATATCGTTGATTCATTACCCCATGAAATTTTGTGTTGGTATGTGCAATAATACCTAAATTATTAGATGTTCTACTGGCAACACGATTTACACCCCAATTTACTATATTTTCATAACTAAAATATTTTTTTAAATTATCTACAACTTGTGCACCACAATTATTTCTTTCAATAAAAACTAATGGATCACCCCAATGTTGAAGAATTTCACGCAATTTAGGAGTAAATTCCGATGGAGTTATTTTATTATTAAAATACATACCAACTTGTTTTATTTTTTGTGGCTCAGTAATATCTAAAATTTGTGCAACAGTATAATCTTTGCCCACACCTTCAGCAATATCGACACCAACAACATAAATTTTATCTTCATTTATATTTTCCCACATATAATAATGCCCATCATCTAATATATACATGGGCTGAAATGTTTGTTTACGCATATAATCAAACAATTCTACATCTAATGCAGATTCACCTACTTCGTCGAATTCGCAATTATGTGATATAATATCATTCGTGTAATATTGATTAGTTTCAACTTCTAATAAATCATATACTGGTAATATTCCAACATTTATAATATCTATAATTTTATCAAATCCATTTTTAGTAGATATTATATCACCAATTTTTAAATCACTGCTTATTTTAAAAATGTTATCTTTAGTTAATATTCTGTGATTTTTACTACATTTTAAATTATTATTAGATAATACGATTTCTAAACATTCTTTTTCTAATTTTTGTATACCAACAAATGGTTTAAATCCTGTTGGAGTTAAAACTTTTATATTAGTTTTGTTCAATTTCATAAATTTTCTTTTCTAATTTTTCATCTTGCTTTTTCTACAGCTATTTTAAGTCTTATTGGATCTTTTGAGTAATGTTGTTTATTCAAGCCTTTTATACAATTCTTCGATTGTAATAATTTCTTCTTCATTATTATCATTTAGTATGGTAACGAGAGTTTTCCCATCCACGCATTCATATTCCCTACGCCACATATTTACATCAGCTAATGATGCTATAGTTTGTTGTTTCCACTTCTCTGTACGTCCAGGTACTTCATTCCACAAAATCTTCATTTGTTTCCATTCATTTTCATTTTTTAATGCTCCATTATAAAGTCTATAAAATAATCCAGACGTATCTCTAGGTGTGGAAGCCATTATAATTTTTGATTTCATTGATGAAGAAATAATTGGATATACCGATGCCCAAAATTCGTTTAACATATTAGACTCAATCCAATCACATTCATCCACAAACAACAAATTAGCAGAAGAACCACGACCAGCAGTACCTGTTGTGGTTGAAATTGCTATACGAGAACCATTTTCTAATTCCAAAGATTCTAACCCATAATATTGAACTGGAGATTTTAACCAATTTGGTAATTGTTCATATGCTAATCTAATTCTTTTAAATATTTCTTTTGCTGTATTTTCTTTGTTTGCTACTAACATTATTCTTTGATCATTGAAAAATATAGCAGTCCATAACATATAAATGGTTGATATTGTAGATTTTCCAGTCTGTCTACTAAACAATAACAAACTAAATCTATTATCCCTAATCATTCTCAATGCTCTTTTTTGATATGGATGTAATTTTATTTTTTGTTTACCTTCATCCAAATTAACTATGTAAAAGTAATTTTCAGCAAAATGTAAGATGTTTTCTTTACATTTTTTTAATTCTGCAACCATTTCAGGAGTCCATTCAAATGGAGCTGCTGCTGTAGGAAGAGCAGGATTATTCATGTAAATTTCTTTTTTAGTTTTCCTAGCCATAAGAGTACTTAATAAAATTTTTAAAAAAAATATGCAAATTTCAAAAAAAATATATTATTAAGCATAAATAGAAATATGAGCAATAAATCTCTATTCGAAAAATTGTTTGAAGATGTAATGGAAAAAGATGCACTCGGTTTACCTGAAACTGATATGTCAAGTGCTGGTGGTGATATGGGTGGTGAATCTGATGCTGAAGCACTAGGTATCGATCAAGATACAGTGACTTTAACTTTAGATAAAGCAACAGCAGAAGCCCTTATGTCTATGTTGAAATCCGCTTTAGGTGGTGAAAGCGAAGACGAAGGTATGGATGGTGGAGAAGAAGGTGAAGGTGGAGATGAAAGCGCAAGCGAAGATTCACAAAGTTGGGGTGAAGATGCTGAAGAAGGAGAAAAGGAAGAAGAAGAAAGTGAAGACGCTGAAGAAAGCGAAGAAGATGAAGATTCTGAAGAAGGTAGCCTTAAAGAATCACCTCAATCAGAATATAAACCATTTGGTAATAAAGGTGAACAAATGACCAAAAAAGGTAATTCTAAAGTTGGTGGTGTAGCTGGTAATACTTCTGCTCACGGTAAAGCAGCTCAAGTATCTCA